AGTACACAGTTCAAGAAGTAGATACTACTACATTACAAGACCCAACATGGCAAGAGTGTGCATTTAAGTTTGGAAAATTAGGCGCACCAAGATGGAATAAAGATAATACAAAAGTATTAGTTAAATATGAATTAGCAATAGCAGATGGAACTTTAGACCAAGTAAAAGAAGTAAGTGGTATTACTGCTCTGTCTCATAGTGAATGTTTAGAAGAAATGAAAAAAGAAGAGTGGTCTGGTGAAAGCGAATGAGCGAAAATTATTATTTTGGTGGGTAGTGATGTTATTAATGATTTTAGGAGTAATTACTACAATAACTGGATGTAATAGCGGATGGTCAGTTGCTAGTTTAGATATAACTCCATCTGATTCTATTTATATAGATTACTTAATTATTACAGACCAAGATAGTTCTCAACATTGGTATGTAGCTAATACAGTTAATAATGGAATTACTGTTGGTGAAAATTATTGTTATAAACATCATATTTGGGAAGATGTAAGAAAGAAAAGTGAGTGAAAAACCAAAGACAGCGCGTAGTTACAGGACGGGAATTATTGATGATAATTTTTCCCTTCACATTAATATTAAGTGGCTTGCTCAGTTGTTTGTGGCTATCGCTGGTATTATTTATGGATACTTACAAATTACAAATAGAATTGCAGAGCTTGAACGAGGAATGGAACTCGCTACTGCCAACATTGAAGAACTTGTAGATAAACATATGTTAGAAGAACAAAAAGAAAGAGCAGCAATGGAAGAACGAATATCGTTTTTTGAAAAAGAATTAAACCTTAATCCATTTAGTTGGAGAAAGAAAAAAAAATAATGCCATTACCATTTCAATGTATTTATTGTGGAAAACATGTTAAAGAACCTATGAATGGTATTTGTGATAAATGTAAAAAAGAGAAAGAAAAAAAATGACTGAATTAGCGGATTTATATCTTCAGTTAGGAAGTGCAGGATTTATTGCCTTATTGTTTGGGTTTATGATATATAATCTAATACAAAGTCAAAAAGAACAAAGTGATGATTTAGAAGAAATAAAACAAAGTATTCATAAAATGGAAAATGTTTTAGATCAAAGTATGGGAATTAATGTCAAATTAATTGATAGAACAAATAAATCAGATGAAAAAAGAGAAGAATTTTGGAGACAGTTGTCTGATGACCTTGCGTATTTAAAAGGTCGTATTAATGGAAATGCAAAATGAAATTTAATACAAAGGTATCATTTGAAAATATGATTGCAATTGCAGTTCTTTTAATAACTGTAGCAGTTTCTTATGGAGCAATGGATACCAAATTAAAAATAGTTCAAAAAACTGTCGATTTAAAAGCGAATAAAGAATTAATTGAATACAAAATTACAGTTATGATGAAAGACATAGCTGAAATAAAAGAAACCCTTAAGCAAATAAAAGGAGAAATAAATGGACTTCGTAAGTGAATGGTTAAGTTGGTCTAATCTATTATATATGGTTGGACTAGCAATTGCAGGATATGCGACTACTGTAACTGCTAAAAATAGAAACATTATTGTTCAGGTAGGTGAATTGGTTAAAGCCCTTGAAGAAGGATTGAAAGATAAAAAATTAACAAAAGCTGAAAAAGATAGAATAATGAAAGAAGCTTTAGATGTCGCTAAAGCGGTAATTCAAAGTAGATGGAAGCTTTGGTAAGATGTCTATTTCCCCTGCTGAAATAATTGCAAATGTAATTAAAAGAGAAGGAGGGTCAAAAATAACCAATGACCCTTCAGACCCTGGCGGTTTAACTAAATATGGAATTAGTAAGCGTTCTAATCCTGACCTTGATATAGAAAATTTAACATTAGATGATGCAGTTAAAATTTATAACAAGCGGTATTGGATGCCTTCAAAAGCATATCATTTAAAAGAATCATTACAAGAAATGTATTTTGATATGGTTGTTAATATGGGTCAAAGAAGAGCGGTAAAAATATTACAAGAAGCAATTAATCATAAAGGAAATTCTATTAAAGTCGATGGCTTAATTGGTAAAAACACTATTAAAACATCTGATTCACTTGAGTTAAATCGTTTAAAAGCTTTTCGAGTTAAATATTATTCAACATTGGTTAGTAGAAAACCATCTTTATTAAAATATTATTATGGATGGTTTAGAAGGGCGATAGAAATTGAAAGAATTTAAACAACCTAATGGGGTTACAAAAAAAATAACAAAAGACCCAGAAGGCAATATTGTTGGTTGTCCAAATTGTGAAAACAACGATATAAGAAAAGATGGTTGGCAATACTGGAAAGATAATAGAAAAAGACAAAGATACCTTTGTACAAAATGCAATAAAAAAACTATTGTACCTAGAATTATAGAATATAATGAATTTTCAGTACAAGACCTTCCTGTTGACGAAATGGATATTGATGATATTATTAAATATCGAAATAAAAGATATAGTCAAAAATATGATGCTTATAAAAGCAGAAACCTTATCAATATTCAAATTAATGTTAAGGGAGTAATCGGTATTTGTCATTTTGGCGACCCTCATGTTGATGATGATGGAACAAATCTTGCTGAAATTTATTCTTTATGCGATTTAATTCGAGCAACAGATGGTTTATTTGCAGGTAATCTTGGAGATGTGCAAAATAATTGGGTAGGTAGGCTAACCTATTTGCATGGTCAACAATCTACAACGGCTAAAGAGTCGTGGTTATTATCAGAACATTTTTTAAATAGCGTTGATTGGCTTTATTTAATTGCAGGAAATCATGATGTGTGGTCAGGAGATGGTGACCCTTTAGAATTTATTATGCGTGATAAAAAAGCAGTTTATCAACAACATGGAGCAAGAATGAATTTTCGATTTCCTAATGGAAAAAAAATTCGTATCAATGCTAGACATCAGTTTAAAGGCAATTCTATGTGGAATACTGCTCATGCAATTAGTCGAGCAGTTCAAACAGGATGGAGAGATCATATACTTACTGCGGGTCATACTCACGTTTCAGGGTATCAGGTGCTTAAAGACCCTGCTAGTGGGCTTATAAGTCATGCAGTACAAGTAGCTTCGTTTAAAAATATGGACGAGTATGCCAACAAACTTGGACTTGCAGATAATAATATCTTTAATGCTCCTGTAACAGTAATAGACCCTAAATACGATGACGATGATAATCGTTTAATAACTATGTTTTTTAATCCGTATGAGGCAGCTGAATATTTACAATGGAAAAGAGGTCAAAAAAGTGCCTAGAAAAAGCAAAGAAATAAATCCGTTTGATGGTGGCATAAACAACTATGCCAATCCAAGAGACATTGAAGATAATGAATCTGCTTCATTGTATAATTTATCTACGTTAAAAAAAGGTGAATTAGCTCCGTTAAAAAATTGGAAAATTACTGAATTAACAGGAAATACAAATTATCTTAATACAAAATTATCTACTAGTAAAAATGGTTTGTTTGTATATCAAAGAGATTTTACAACTGCTTCTCCTCCTGTAGATGGGAATACAACTGTTTATTTAGTAGCTACAAATATTAATAGTGCTAAAAGTAAGTTATTTTTAGTTAATTCTTTAACTCAATCTGCAGCAACAACAGAAGTATTTGAATTTGAAAATGCAAGTGGAACAGTTACCATTCTTCCTTGTTATGTAAATGCAGATGGAAATATTCGTATTGGTGATGGCTCTTTTACAACTAAAACTCATTTTTACGGTGCAATAAAAAAATACAATTTAGGCGGTAGTGTAGCTAATTATAATATTAATGAAACAAATATGATTAGTAAACCTGCAGGTGGAAATTTATATACAGGTATAATGAATGAAAGCGCGTCAACAACAACTGGAACCGTAAATTTACATATTAATAAAGTTCATTCTTATGCCGTTGATGTGTTTAATTTTAATGATTTAACTGATGAATTATACCCAATTGTAATTGCTGGAAATGGCGCTTATCCAGAAAATAAAGGAACAAGTGCAGGTGAGTCTTCATATCCTGCTGCATTATCAAATACAAATACTGCTACAAGACAATATGGTGTAGCAACTAATTTTAGAAAAAGAGCTAGTAATGGGGTTTGGAGTAGTACTTATCTTTATGCTCCTGGTCAAACTTCTGCAGGTGATGCATTTTTAGCAGTTTCTCAAAAAACTGGAGGAACTGTTGCAAATACAACAGCACAATATATTTGGGTTTATACTTCAGCTCAAGGTGGTGCTAGGACAGAAGGTTTTAATTTTTTAGATAAATCTGTTTATTTAGATATTTGGATTTCTGCTGAAACTTTTAGTGGTTTAGAAACAACTGCTTTAGAAGTTACAGTTGGAACAAATAATAGCTCTAATTATGTTTTTGCATTTCCAGCTTCAACCTTTGAAGCGGCAGAAACATGGACAACAATAGAAGTTTCTTATGGTACTCATACAGAAATTGATGATACTGCTAATTTATTAAATGCTAATAGGTGTTATGTTGTTGGAGTAAAATTAAAACATACAAAATCTTGGGATTCTGGAGATAATGAATTGTGGGGGTTTAATTATGCTGTATCTAAAATAAAATTAGGTACTCCAAATGAAGGTCAATGGGTAGGAAAATATAATTTTTATTATAATTGGGTCTTTGATAATAGTCAACATTCTGAAACTTATAAATTTGCAGGTCAAACCAATGCTTTAGAAACAAAAGGGGACATTTTAGAATTAATGCCATATGTTAAAGATGGCAGTTCTAGTGGTTCTTATTTTCGGAAATTTGGTGGCTTAACTGCTTCTTCTGCTCGTATAACTGG